GTCGGGGTAAACGCTTGTACACAATGCCGTGTGTGCACCGCATCCGGCTGGTGTCTTCATGTTGAGATGAAGAGTCGCCTTTTGCTGCTAGCGTATTTGCCTACGCAACTAAAGCTCCAAACCGCAAGCGGCTTAAAAACTTTTGTTTATAGACAAGGGGAAGATCTTGGACGCCAAACGCATGAGTGAGCCATCGTAACTTGGTCCAGTCAAGGATGTTGGGGCCATCTTTGCAATTATATCCACTTTGGAAATAATCAAAGAATCTGCAGAAGTAACTGTCGCGGAAAGCGCCAGCTAATCCTAGTCCTAGTAGACGTTGGAATGAATCCAGATGGTCTCGGACAAACGAGCTCGGATACATTGCGAGTTTGATCCACTCAGTTGTTGGACGGTACGGGGATTGTGATTTCCACCTCGTGCCACTCATGTGCATCTCGGAGCCTAATGCTGCGACGCATGATTTTGTCACGCTTACAGTCATTCGAAAAAACTTGTCGAAGAAGTCAGCTGCGCGTTTAAGTATGTTGTCAACATAAGTTTCGGAAACGCGAAACGCGGAATCGTCGCCATTTGTCATGAGCGCAGAAATCCTAATGTTGCAGTAAAGTGCAAAAGTATTGATAAGGATTCTGTTGACGATTGAATCGACTAAGTTTGTAAAGTGAGAGCCGGACGGAATACCGTGGTGCTTCTGGACTACTCTACCATTGGGTAGAACTAGTGGTGTATTTATGAAGTACTCAACGATGTTCTTGAATGCCATCCTGCTTCTAGCTGCCACGCCTTTTCCACCTTCATCAACGCCGTTTTTCTTGTCATAGTAGGCGCCATGATGGATATTGGGTTCGAGAACCTTGAAAAAGACATCGCGGATGATACCGACGTAAGGAATCGTGTCAAATGCTGAAAAATCCAGACCAACACCAAAGAAACCTTCATCGCCATCAATAATTCCTGCGAAGTTAGCAAGCTTATTGGTTGCATCGTGCCCTGTCATTAATAGATGCCGTTTCTGATCGTAAATAGCATCGATTAGGGGTTGTGCAAAGACTGCTTCACAAGCGGTCATTGCGCCAGGGTACATCCACACCAAACGCGTCTTAGGTTCTGCCACCTCAGCCATACCTCCTCGGGTTGCGGGGACGCAGGGTAGTTGGGGACATCGCCATAACGGAAGCCGTTTCAGGTGATGGAAATGAAAACGCCCTTCTTGTCTTATTTGGTCGTAGATCTCTGACTTTTTCTGAAAATGGGGAAATCCAGAAGAAGTATTTGAAACGAGGTCAACGTCGAGTACCCAGCGAGGAACAATCTTCTCGGGTAACTGGAATGCGCGGGTAGCTTCGGAAACAGCTAACTTGTAGGCCAAACGAAAGCGTCTGTCTGCGTGAAGAGGTGAAACCGTTTGAATGGTTCTTTTGTCATACTTCTTCAAAGATGCAAACACGTCAGCTTCACGGCCGGGTGCGCGAGTCCAACCCTTGATAGAGTCCTGGAGCTCGGGATCGAAGACTTTGAGTGCAGCGTTGACATAAGCGTCATACTGCTGGGACTGCCTAAGAATGCCACGTTTGTAGTTGGGCACAGGCTTTAAATCGGACAGGTAACGGAAATCGAAATCCCACACTTGCCGATCGTCTTCATGCCTATCTTCTACATAGATTGCAGAATGTAGGTTCATTTTCTGTGTGAACAGGTTTTTAGCAGGC